GGATTATTCAAAAATCAAATAATAAAAATGAGAGTCATTTCATTAAGCTGAAGTGGCTCTCTTCGTGGATTTAGTGGCTCTGAGCAATGGATTGCATGGCTCTGTCCAAATGGATTCGGTGGCTCTATTTTCATGGATTGGGTGGCTCCGCCACCGTGGAATACTCACTTAACAGTAATAATTAAGTTCTTAGAACCTTCTAACGTTAATTCCTGGCCATTGTTGTATTTCTTTCCGCCATACATAATAGTCACTGATGCTCCTTCTTGAGCTGGAACTGCATTTACAACGGCATTTGCTGCAGTTGCGCTTACTTCGTATTCATAAGTATTAGCGTTGAATGCTAATGTTTCTGAACCAAGAGTCAATGATGTTAAAGTTGCGTCATTCGCATCATCTGCACGGAATGTTGCTGATGTTACTGGTGCTTTACCATCGATTGTCATTACACCGAATCCTTCATCGATTGCAGGCTTTCCATCATAGCGAGCAACTCCACGGAACACTGTCTGATTGTCTAAGAACTTAACGTGTTCAGACTGATCAATCTTAGCTCCGGCACGTTCTCCTAATGTGTATAAATCAAAGTGTCCGAAGATAATATTGTTGTCTGCGATAAAGTTAAGCTCAACAATTTCACCACCAACGATAGGCATTGTATTCTGCATTCCGGCAACAATAGCACCATTCATATCTGCATCCAATGATTCTGCCATCAATAATTTATGCGTTTTTTCGTTCATTAACCATGTCAATCCAGCAGAAGAATAATCATTGATTACACATGTTGATTTTTTAATAATATCTTTAAACAATTCTTTTCCAGTAAGGTTAGCACTGCCTTTTAAAATGTTTGTAACATGCAAATCTTTCCATGCTCTAGCCGTTGAAGGATAATCGTTTGGGCGTGCTTCTTGTGCCAATCGAGTAACGATACCTAATGGCATTTTAACTCCGTGCCCAAATACGATAGCTTTATCCAATGCTTTACCAATGGCTTTACCAATCGCATTAATAATTTCTGTAGCTAAATCTTCATCACTGTCTTCTAATACTGCATTGCATACCGCAAAGAATCCAGCTACTGTGTATCCATCCATCTCAATGTTGTTGAATTTCAAATCCATTTCATTTAATGACCCACACATTTCAGTCCAAATACCTTCTGGAATATCTCCCATGATATTTTGACGAGATGTTCCGCTTACGCTCTGTAAATTAACTCGTGAAATCAATTTAGAATTTTCTTCTACTGTTTGACGAATTAATGGCAACATGATTTGTGGAATCGTTAATCCAACATTTTCAATTGCACGATGCTCTTTAATGCATGTTCTTACGTTTGATAAGAATTTTTCTACATTCTCATCTTTGAAGAAACGATCACGTTCTTCCATTGGCATATTGAAGAATTTTTTTCTTACAGTCATTTTCTGTTGTCCTCCTCTATTTTCTTCTTGCTTAGGTTCATCTGTTGGCTGTTGAGACTCTGCTTCTTCAATTTCTTTTTCGATATCAGCGATTGTCTCTTCCAACTCTTTCTTTTCATCTTCGTATTCTTGTTTTTCTTCTTCTAATTTTGCAACTTCTTCTTCAACAGCTTGTTGTTCTTCTTCTGTTGAATCATCACGCAATTCAGAAATCGCAACTTCTAGTTCTTTTGTACGTTTTTCAAAGTCAGATTCTTTTTTTCTTAATTTCTCAAGATTCTTTTTCTGCGTATCTAATTTTTTTCGCAACATTAAAACTTTTAACATGCTTGTTCTCCCTTCAATTTTTTGAGCATTTCTTTTTTTCTTTGTTCTAATTTTCTAGAACGAATTGTGTTAAATTCCTTTTTACGCGCGGATACCTGTGTATCTTCGTATGCAGGAAAAGTAACTACAGATACTTCATACAGATTCACGGATTTAATCGTCCAATGGACTTCGCTTCCATTTTCTGAATATTCTTCTGAAGTAATCTCAAAGCCAAAACTACATTGATCCACATCGCCACGTTGCACACGAGCATATAGATTCATCGCATCCTGGTCTGATTCATTGATTTCAACTTCGCCCCACAAGCCTTTGTCATCAACTCTTAAAGTTAATGTTCCTGATTTGGTGCGCCCTAAAACCAAACGTGTATCATGGTCAATCAAACAACGGATATCACCATCCAGTGCTCCATCAAATGCATGCGGATCTACACTTTCAGTAGCCCCATCCCATAACTGGTAATTGGAATTGAATACCGCAAAGTATCCACTGATATACTTCTTACCATCTGCATCTCTAGTTTTGAATTTAGATAAAGAACTTCTCATCTGATATTTTTTATCCATTATTCTCACCACCTTTTTCCAATTTCTTTTGGTCTCCTATCATTCCTTGTGGAATATAGTTTTCAAGTATGATCAATTCATCTAATCCATCCATCGGAGAATATCCTAGTGAATCTCTGACTTCATTACCCGTCACGATTCCTCGTGTATACAAATCACATCCCACCGTCGAGAGCGTTTGTATGTCATAAGCATAAAGCGACCTATAATTGAACCTAAAATACCATTCAGGCTTGATAAGTAAACTTCGTGTAAGTGCCTGTTGGATGCACTCACAAATTCCTTTAATTCTTGTATTGATCCAGTTATTCCATTCCTCTTTGTTGAATTCTCCGGCACCTAGCACGAATGCTGGAACATCTAAAATGGAAGCTACTGTCTTCTTATCCATTTCTACCGAATCTTTGATGGCCAAATCATTCAATGATAATGGTTTTACCGTAACCACATCAAATCCATCTGCAGGAATTAGCCAAGGTTCTCCTGTCTGATTTGATTTAATATATTTATCCAACAGCTTTTGTCTTCCATCTGAGTTAGAAAACTCATCAACCATTCCATCAACTTTAACAATCAATGATGGTTGCCATTTCGATTCCATGAATCCTTTCTTTGTGGCACTTGCTTGATCTAATGTTTCGGCCACACTTCGCAAAGATTTACGGTACCCCACACCTTTCCACGGATAGTTTGGATCCGGATTAATCACGATATGAATTAAATCTTCCGGAAAATATTCCTTTCCGTTATAAAGAATGGAATATCCAAAATCGCCATTTGGAACAAACGAAACACTTCCAGGATTCAATGGATAAATACCTTCAATCAATCCGGATACAGTTCTTGGATACAGAACACAGTTCCCATCACCTTCCAACAACAACGAACGAACAATAGAAGACATCCATGTCATTCTTGTCATGTATTTGTTTGGATGAATATCCACTAAATTTGATAGTGCATTACTAATTCTTTGATCGCCATTCTTAGAATTCTCCATTAAATGGATTGTCATACTTCCAATTAGATTGGCAATCTTATTAACTGCGCTAATAATTTCAGGATTCTGTGATAACGGTGTATAACCGGCTGACAATAAAGATTCCCAATTCACTGGCATTACCGCAGCATAATTCGACCTTTTTTGTGGATCCGGTCTAATATTTTTCTTTTTGTTTCTCCTTGACAAAATAAGCCTCCTAATCTAAGAACATCGAAGCAGACGAATTCTTTTCTTCTGCAATCAATAATTGTTTACAAGCGATAACTGAACAATCAAATAAATCAATACGTTGGTTTGGCATTACTTTTTGGAAGCGAACAAAATCATCGCTATCTTCTGTAGCTTTGACATTTCCAACGCAATACTCATACGCAAGATTGTGCACATAATAAAATTCTTGAAGGTTGAACTTCTTTTCGATTTCTCTAAAAGCTTCCGTTTTTTCAACGTACAACTGTTTCTGATCACGAATTTTAAAACCGGCTTTTTTCATTTTTAAAATGAATTCACGCGAATACCTTCTGTCGTATCCAATCCATCGAATTCTAAAACCTCTGTCTCGAACTTTTATGAACCATTGAATTACATCTTCATATTCAATAACGTTCGAATTACAGCATGTTAGCCATCCTTCTTCTTCCCACCAGAATACCGGGATGTTATCTTCATCCGATTTCTGATATGCCGTACTACGTGGAATAAACGCATGGCTAATGCAAATATCCACTCCTTTATATCGGCCATAAATACAAACTCCGGTTAAATCGTGCAGTTTGGATAAATCCGCACCGCCATACCATTTGATAGGAAGTTTGGCCAACTCATCAATCGTCCAATTATACTTGGCATCGGATGTCTTCACGACATTCATATCAAAATATGTATCAATTTGATTTGTAAAAACATTCAATGATTTCGCGAAGAAATCTTTTCTTTGTTGAGGGTCGTTCTGCGCCTGGATTGCATCATTCATTAAGTCTTCGGCACGAACAGATTGACTAATACCAGGATTGGCCATCGCCTGAACATCTGGATTCATGTAATCCAAAAACTTTGCACCTTCCTCATTTTCAGTTAGATCGGCTTCGCAAATAAAAACGAAGTATTGCTCATCGTCTACTTCGCCATCTAAAATCTTTTTACAATATCGAACTCTCTGCGCCAAAAAACTGTTTGGATCATCTCCAGCAGTTGAAATACCAATAATCAATTTATTTGCGTAAGCTTTCATAGCTTCTTTAAACAAATTGTATTGTTTCGGTTTTTTAAATGCGTGAACCTCATCTGCAATCGCAAAGTTACAGTTAAATGAATCTTGCGCATCTGGATTTGTGGCCAACGCATTTAATTCGAACATTCCATCAGACATTTCTGCTTTTATAGAATGTTCGTTGTTGTTGTCGATAATATGAAACAATCCGCCATCCTCATCAGATTCGCCCATGTTTCTTACGTTATATTTCAAAAAATTGAATGTTTCCAATGTTTGTTTTAGGGCTGCGGCCACAACATAAATCTTGGATCCGGATTTTCGATAAAGTAATCCAACCGCATACGCTAATGCTGCGGAAAATGATGTTTTAACATTTTTTCGAGGAATAAATATTAAAGCCTCATGATATTTTTTTATCTTCGTTCCTTTTCGATAGATTCCAAACAGGTTATAAATGATAAATTTATGAAAAGGCATCAAAATAAAAGGAGTACCTCGTAAAGGTTCTCCGTCTTGTGTTTCGCCTTGCATGTGGCAAATTGTTTTTTGAATGATTGAGATAATGAAATCTGCATCCTTTGGATTGAATTCATATCTTTCATCTTCTAAATCTCTGTAAAATCTATCAATTGCTTTTATACGATAAATATTGGCCTTGATTTTTCCACTCTTACAATCTTCACAATATTTCTGTACTTCTGAAAAATACTTTCCATTATACACTACTTAACACCTGCGCCAATCTACTTTGTTTTGCGGATTCAAGTCCATTTGATTTAATCGCTTTTAATCCTTTTGGAGTCAATCCTAAAGTTGTTTCAATCGTAAGAAGGTTCTTCTGAAGTGTTTCGATGGCCAAATATTCTGCGGTCTTGCGAATATTCTCATTTCCGGATTTATTTTTAAAAGTCTCTGTCACTTTGCACCCCTCTTCGAACCACTTTGCATACAACAAATCGTACTGAAATCGCATCTCTGCATACCTGCGAATCGTAACATCGAACTCCTTCTTGTAAGTCCCGATTTCTTGCATATATAAAACAGTTTTGTTGAAAATCGAATTTGTTTTTCTGCTGACAGTTGCTTTGTTCATTTTGGCCATCACCCCTTTTTTCAAAAATTGCTCAGAGTTGGAAAGATGGATACTCCCCCAGGGAACCAATTTTCATGTTAAAAAAATTTAGGTGGGGGGATTTCTTTCAGAGCAATCTTTTTGAGGCTATCTCATCCAAATCCACACCTAATTCTTTGGCCACATCACGTTTATCGTAAGCTCCAATCAAATAAAGCAAATAGATTCGTATCAGCCTACATAGTTCATCATTAGATTGCATAATCTTTTTTCTTCTTTCTCCAATCAACTCCTGGAATTGTATGTCTTTTCAACTCTTCGCCAAGCTCAGTCAATGCACCAGTACTTCTGTTCTCCAACTTATTGTGCTCGCCTACACTCACACTAATTAGGTTCCAATCACAGAACCGATATTCAGGATATTCATCTGCTGGATAGATATGATGCACAACTTCTGCTTCTACTCTTCTGCCATATCGCTTTGAAATCTGACAAAGATATCCATCTTTTCTAAGAATTGATTCTCTTTTCTTTTTCCATCTCTTAGTCTTGTAATCCATGCTTTTTACCTCGTGAAGACAGTCTAGCAAGGAAACTGCCTACACCAAATAAAAAAAAGCACATGTGCGTGCTTTCATGTATAAAAGATTCAACGCTTGGCTTGTCGAATCTTTTACGCTACTAATATACCACATTAAAATGGTGGCCAATGGCTACTCTTTTAATTTTTTGGTTCAGGAATGATTACAATTTTAATATTTTTATCTACATTCATGTATATTTCAACATTCTCGTTATTTCTGCTTTTAGCCACAGCTTCATCAAACGAGAGCTTTTCTAGTCCTGGATAAGCATAGATAGAAAATTCATAATCCCTACTGTTTTGGTCTTCCCACCCCATGCATCCATATGCTAATAGTTTTTCATTTCTTAAATCATATACATATACAAACAGAACCTCGTTTCTATCAAACAAAATTGTTTTCACAGATTGAGGTCTGTACATTCCTTTGTTTGAATCATGCATTCGTAAAGACTTTGTTAAAATCGGAATCACGTACAAGCCAACAAAGGCACATGCAATCGCTAAGATTGCTTTTAATAATTGCTCCATCATAATATGCTTTTTATCATCGCATGAACATGTTTCTTTAATCCACTACGACTAAATCCATATTTGTCTGCCACATCATATTGTGACATGCGGAAAAAATATAAATCATAAAGAATGTTCATGTCCGTATTATCCAACAATTCAAATGCTTTGCATTCGTTGATTCTCTTTTGATAATAAGTGATTTCACGCTCACGCTCTTCAATCGTTTCTAACAAAGCCAATTTAGAAGTAAATGTTCTTTGATATGTTGGCATTGGATAGTTAGATTTCATTTGTTCTTTTGACAAGTCCTCATGATCATGACTCAATCCTAACTTCTTATGATTTAACACTTCCAATTCTTGATTTAATTCTATGATTCTATGACAACAGTAATCTAGAGCTTTAAAATCTCCAATGAATTGTGCTACTGTTTTTGAAACCTCAATCATGCGAAACCTTTTCAATACCCGAACAACATGCCCATGGTGTTCCAGACGAATATTTACTTTCTACACGCTTTCTTAAATTTAGAATCGTCTGATTTAAACCACAGTTTTCTCTTTCCAACTTTGAATATTCTGTTCTGATATATTCAAGTTGCTTTAATCCTGCTTCACGCATTCCACCATTTTCAACATCATATGTCATGATCTTAATTAACTCAGCTAAACAATCAAATGAATCCTCTGCAGTGTGATTATGCAATACAACTTTTTCCATTCTTTTCCCCTTAATACAACGAAAATAATAAGCAAACAAATTTAACGATACTTGAAATAATCCATATAGCTCCACCAATAATGGCCGTAAACATCCATATGTACAGTATTCCAAACAGAATAATGAATACTAATCTCCAATTAATCTTCATACGCATCGCTCATAGCTCTTTTTAAATCCATATATTTACACATATACCAGTCAGACTTCTTCATATCTTCTTCCCCCCTTTAAGAAGTGCTCTATATCTGTATTTCCAAACATTGCACAAACAAAAATTTGCGACTACTGACATTCCAAATACTGCAATCATTTCATCGATGCATTCATATGATCCACTCTCATAATGTTCTGGATGATTGACTGTGTCTTTTTCTTTTACCATTGCGGATATCCTCCTTCACTGTATGACATTTCTCTTTCCTGGTTAACATTATTATTTTGCGTTTCTTCTTTCTTATCCAAGAATTGTAAACTTTCAACCATCACATCGCATGTGTAGATGGTTTCACCATTGTTATTTGTGAATTTGCCTGTCTGCAATCTTCCGTCGATTCCAATCAATGAACCTTTTTTTAAATACTGGTACATTAAATCTGCTGTTTTGTTCCAGGCAACACAACTAATAAAATCTGCATCCGACGGCCAAAGTAAACTTACAGATGCTTGCACCATTTGGTGTTTTTCTAATCTCAGGATTCTTGGTCAATCTTCCTACTAAAATAACTCTGTTTATCACTCTTTCTCCTCCTTTTTTCTTTGTCAAATAACCTTAAATTATTTTCCAAAATCAATTCTGCACTGAGAGCCCTAGTTTAAAGGCTCTCTGTACATTTTTTTGAGCTAAAAACTTTTTGTGTTTTTTAATGCTAATTTTGTCCGTAAAACATTCCGTTTTTTATTAATGAACCTAGTGCAGAAAACGCTACATCTGCATTGTCGATAAAATGCATTGCTTCACACTTAATTTCTTCAGACGCGTTTGATGATTTATATTCCAAAGCGCCAAGCGCCACAAATTTTATTTGATCCTCATCTAAGCAAAATATAGCTCCATCGTCAAACTGGACATCATAAAGCGTAGGCTTTACATAGTTACCTTTACTTATAATGCACGTATGAATTACGTTACCGATCTGACCAATATATTCTTTTTTGGGCTTTCCCATACTGCTTACCAATTTATGCTCATATCCATCAGTTAAGCTTAATAGTTTTACTTTGGTTTCCATTCATTGACACCAGCAATCGTTCCGTTTAGCATTCCAATAGCTCTATTTTGACAAATACATTCATTGACTATTTTCTTATAGGCATCAAAATACCATTCGTCTTTGACTCCGTTGTATGTCAGTTCATAATACATACCATCAGGAAGGTTGGTACTAATAAGATACTTCCAATTCTGCAATGCTTTGCATTTCCAAACAACATAAACTTCTAATTCAGATACATACTTTTCATAGTCTATATCAGACTTATCTAAGATGTTAATCGCATATTGTTTAGCAATACTGATTGCGAGCATATCCTCATAACTTGTCACTAAATTCCCTTGAAATAATTCATCTAAAACTACATTACTAATCATTTTCATTCTCCTTAAAATTATCTTCATTGCCTTGTATTCCCATAAACAGATAAAACAAATTTCTTTTACAGTTCTTACAAGGGTGTTCATTTTTCAAATTACTACTATATTTACAGTTTTCACATTGACGTTTTTCCATTTTGATTACCTCTTCAATAGCTTCATATCATATCCACTCAAAACAAATTTTTCTGTCAATTTATGATTACAAGAATTGCCTAATCTTTCATAGATTAATTCCATTTCCTCGCGTGTGAAATTTGTTCCTAAACACTTATTAATTTTTGATAAAACATCATCTTGATATCTTACAGTCCTCCATTTCTGACTATATACCAACGCGGATGTGCAATCTCTGCTACACCATTCAAGCAATTTGTATTTCAATTCTGTAGGTGTATTCACATCACGCAAACAAATATACAAATTTGTTTTTGGAATCAAAATAAGCTCGTTATTGTGGTTAATAAACGATCCTGGAAATTCCCTCATCACTTCAAATACATAATCTGTCATTTTTATTCTCCTTTAATTTCTGCTATTTCTTCCTCTAGAATTTGGGCCTCATTAAGGCACTCATCCAACTTATACTCAAGATATTCTATAATTGCTTTTTCAATTTCTGCCTTTGCTTTCTCGACTGATTTAACTTTTAACGGTATCAAACTACCAGGATTCAATACAACAAAACAACTATATGTATATCGTTCTTTCTTGTGCCTTCGTTCCACATTTAATACCGCGATTGGTCTTCTTTCTTCACATGCCCATTCTTTAGGAAATGCATCACAATATAAGCAATAACTATTGTATTTCGGGTTATGTTTCCAATATTTACTCATCACATCATCCTAAAATTATCAATGCGTGCATTCTTTTTTTATCGTGCTTCGACATCATCATCTTGTGGCATTTGAAAAACCTTAGTGCATTCACTTGATATAGCCTGTTGTTCACTTATTCCCTTGGTTGTACTATAAAACCTTTCACTACCAATATATTTTTGAATTCTATCCAAAACTTCTAAAGCCTTTTCTTTAGTTGAATAATAGCCTAAATCTTGTTCGTATCTATCGTAGTGCCCTTGAACTGAGTAATAAGCACAACCATCAAGATCACCTTTATAAATTCTAATCGAATTAACGTTTGCTAATATATAATTGTTCTGACTTCTAATCCACATCTTAATGCCCCTCTTTCAATTTTTGACAATTCACTACTTGTCATATTTTTTTCTCCTAAATTCTCACGTAAATTTTCAGTATCTATATGTAATCAAAAATAATCATTTTTGAGACTTCTCATTTTTATTGTTAATCGCCTAAAAGAACAATTCTTTTCTTTCACAAATGTATTCGATCATATTGCCAATTTGAGTTGCGAATTTAACTTCATATCCTGCCTCAAGTGCTTTACTAAGAACTTCATAGTTGTCAGGATATGTTCTTACTACAATTTGCATTTTCAATCCTCCTTTAAAATCTCGTCAAAGGCCGTCCGACTCAACCTCGCAATTTAGCAATATTTCGCCGATCTGCTTTTCTATATTCACATCTTTAAAATGTCCTTGTTTTTTCAATCTCATCAAATGATCAAAACATTTAAAATACCAGTCATGAATTTCTTTATCTTCATTCAATAAATCATATTCAAATTGTGTTAGGTGATATATAGCTTTTCTTTCTGAATCTAGCCAACCAAGCTCTTCCATTTGCTTGTAAATAGCATTCATGAGTTTTCCATCTATGTTATATACATAATTAGCTAATTCTGTAACACGAACCATTCCGTATAGGAATCTCACATATAACACATCTCTACCATCGCATATTGATTTTTCGTAAAGAAGCGTTTCACCTTCTCGATAAACTCCGTCACACTTTCTGAAGCCTAGCTCAGTAAACATATGTTCTGCGTTCATTAAATCCATCTCCTTCGATTGAATTGTCTTTTACACCACAATCTTTTTCATTCATACAGCTTCGCTTTCTTTTCTAAGAGCCTGATATATTCTTGATCGGACTTGTGCTTTTTTTTAAGCAATCTGATTTTCTTTTTATTTTGTTTTAATTTATTCTGTATGGATTTAATTTCTGCTTTGATACGAGCTATGCATTCTTTTGCTTTTTCGTCATCTGCGTATGTCGCATCTAAATATTCGAAGCATTCATCCAATGCAATTTCTGATGACATTTCTTCTTCAGTGAATATCGCAATAAAATTCTCGTACACACCAATTGCCCGCTTTAATCGATTTAATTCTTTTTTAAATGATTGGATAATATCATTTTCAATTTTAGCTTTAACCTCTTCCACAGTTCCGTGCAAAACCTCCTTTGTGTATGCACACCTTTGCTTTTGCAAATGGCATTCAAATGTAGAATCACCTATCTGCTCAATAATTGCTAAACATTGCATGCCAAACTTTGTGCTACAATACAAATCCAATGTTTGCTCTGCTTCATTCACTACCCATCTTTTATATCCTAACGGTGGTATCATAATATCCTCCTGATCAATTATTTTTCTCCTACAACTAAGGTAATACGTCGGTCTGCATTCAAAACACAAAATGCTTTTTTTATAAAACTCCAATGAATTAAACATTTGTTCTGCATTCTTTTTCATAAGCTATTTCTCCGCGATTGTCTCAACAAAACAATTGTAGTAAACATATCTCTTGCCTTTGTAATCAAACTTTACGTAACCACCATCATTTGTACCTAAATCGATTTTCCCTTCAAACGTCCTCAATAGCTTTCCATCTGCTGTATATACATTGATAACTCTATTTAATCCACCACTAAGATCTGACTTTACATCAGTGCCAAAACGATCAAGTGACGCACACCCTACAAGAGAAAAAACGATTGCACCAGATAATAATAGCTTTGTTAATTTATTCATGATCATATACCTCTCTTTTTTTCTGCTGCACTGATTGACGTAAACTCATCTATCCAGCTTTGTAAATATTCAATTTGTTCTTTAGTAAGATCAACGATTCTTTCTTCTACTTCGACTTTAGCCTCTTCAATTGTTTCAGTATTCAAAGAATCAAAATCACTTTCATATACATTTTCAAGCGCATAAAACGCACAGAACGTACCATCATCTTCATCTGGAAGTATAGTTGCAATGATTTCATCTTCACAAAGTCTTCTAAAATGAAGTTTATAATTCTTTTCTATTTTGTCATATTCCCAATATTTATCTTCGCTACTGTATAAATACATTCTGACAACCTCCTTAAATTTGTTTGATATCATACAGTCTCTGCCCGCAATATGGACAATAATTCAAGCCTTCTCCTTGCAAAAGCTTGCCACATCTAGGACAGACAACATCTGTATGAATTAGCTGCTTTCTACCATCGACGATTCCGTTATATTCAACGCGCTTTACTAACTCAGGAACACTCTTATTTAATACATTCTCAACAATTTCAAAATCCATATATTCACGTGTTTCCATGCCACCGTAGTATTCTTCGCTCATCATGTAATAATTATCTAAGATTCGTTCAAACGCTCTTTTTTCAATGCTCATGTGAATCTCCTCCTTTTTTCAATAAATTTGAAGCTTTATCTACTAGTTCCTTCAACGTATCCAGCTGCAGCCTGTAGTTCTCGTTCTGGATCATAAGGTTTTCTTTGCCCTCCTCAAAATCAGATAAAGAAAACGAATATAGATTATGTAATGCAAATTGATGTTTATTCATTCTCTTTTAAAGATTCCTTTTAGAAACACAAATATTTCTCTGATCAGCTCTGAAATGAAGAAGATTGGCCACAAAGTCCTGCACATCCGGACACTCTTTGTGAGCTACCGAATAAATACATGCACCGATAATTAAATACAAAATAATTAAAATAACTTTTAAGAACAACATTTATCCTCTTCCTCCAATTTATGCAACATCTTATTGATGTCTTCTTCTGTAAAATATCCGTTTGGTTCTGCAATCAACTCTTTATTTCCATCGTTATCAATTTCAACCAAAACCGCTTCGAATGGACATTCCTCGTTTCCATAAGTGATGATCATATCTTTGCAAGTGTGACACACAACACTTAATCCTTTATCTCCAAATCTGAAAATCCATTGATTGTATACCAAGCTTCCTTCGCCTGCAATTTCATGTATTTCATAATATGGCTCAAAATCCGTATGTAATTGAATTTCCATTGTTTCCTCCTACTTATACTTCATGTTTTCTAACATTCCTTTTTTAGCTTTGTTTGTTGTCCTAGTGTATAAAGTAGTCGTTTGAATTGAGTTGTGGCCAAGAATATCCATGAGATCCGTTACCTGTCCACCGGAGTCCAAATAATTTATCGCAAACATATGTCTAAATGCATGTGGATGAATCTTATCTAGATTAATACCTCTGCATTTTCCTGCAACCTTCTTCAATTGATAATAAATCTGTTTGTACGATAATGAAAAAATAGGACCAGAGTCTATTTTTTGATCACGACAGTATTTCAATAATTCTCGTTTCAAATCATTTCTTAAAATGACATCTCTAATCTTTCCTTTGTTCTTTACAGTAATGTAATTCTTCTTCACATTCTCGACTGTAAAATACTTTAATTCACTCACTCGAATCCCTGTATACGCGAATATCTTCATGATCAGGTAAATATCCATTCGATTACATTGTTTGGCCATTCTGCACATTCTTTTAAAATCAACCGGTTCAATCACATCATCCAATGATGCAGCTTGTTGTATCTTGATATTCTTCAATGTCATTTTCGAATGGTGCGTGCGCAATAAATCTTCTGGATCAAGCCCCTGTTCGACCAACTCACAATACTTAATGAATCGATTGACTATCGTTATACAATTCTTTACAGAAGCTGGTGCATACTCTTCTTCTAATTTTCTTTTGAAGCCGATAACATCCAATTTACAAATATCATCGACTTCAAAAGAATTAACGAACAATTCTACAACCTGTCTGTAATGAATCAACGTATTCTTTGCCTTCTCATTCTCTGTTTCGAAAGTAATAAAATCATCTACTCTATCTACTAGAAACTGTCTATTCATTCATTAGCCTTGAAGATAAATCCTGGTTGTTCTTGTGGCTTCATAATCCACTACTTCTAACACTTCTCTTTTGCCAAAGTAATTCTTTGCCTTGGCCAAACACGAGAAGCTATGAACGCCTTTAGGCTCGTACATAATATCCTGGTATTCACGAACAACTACAATGTCTACCGGACGATAGTATGTATGATTCAATTCTCTTAAAATCACGATATCAACTCCTTATCCAATTTAAATCTATCTGCCCATTCTCGAACGAAAGAAAATGCATCATCTGGAGGGACTGCATTATGATCTGCTCGAAACTGTTTGATAACCTTCTGCTTAAGCTCTAACGTATACAATGGAACATTCGGATTATCATTTAATCGAACGAACATGATTTCCGTATGTCCTTTTGATACATCTGCCGCATACGTTCTTACGCAATGATTCAATACTTCAGATTCCTTCTTCAATTCAGCATTCGTTTTAACAGGGCGAATCAAATACTTTCCGTTTGAGTAACATAACTCAACATGCTTTTCGTAATTATCAAGAATCCCCTGTTCAAACCTGGCATCTTCTGTAGCACGCATAGATTTATAGGCTGCGTCATGTGCTTCCACTAAATTCGAAGGCGTGAGTACTTTATAAGACTTCATATCTGCTCCAATCGTTTCTGCAAACTTTAAATAGTCTTCATAGAGATTTATATTCCAATCATCTATTTGTGCTGCGTAAGATAAAACTCTAGGGCACATATACTTACGTATATGCTTAAACTTCAATTTTCTGATTTCCAATAACCCTTCCTCGCTTGCCCAAGGATAATTTCTGCATAGCATAAGATGCGTGTAATCCATATTTGGAAGAAGCGGAACGAACTTACGATCAACTTTAAATATCTTATCCAAACTCTTTTGACTTAGATCAAGAACCCGAAGGCTTGAAATAAACTGACTCAAGTCTGCCTTCACAAGATATTCGATTTTCGGTTCTTTACGATAAGCACAAACATAATCAAAGAAATCTAATCCGGATTGATTCAATTCAGACTGATACTGGCAATACGGAATATTCAATAGCTTGATCCAGTCTTCAACTGAGTACATCCTCAACGGATAAAAATTCAATTTACTGTCACTGATCCAAAACTTCAAAGGATAATCAAAATCAACTCTTTTACCAAACATTCCGCAATACAGATTGCCAACCAAAAACTTCTTTTCACCTTCGATATATCGAGCCACTTCCTGGATTTTCAATTCTACTGAATGATTTGGATTTTTGAACAATTGAAATCCAAATATTCGTTTTAATAGCTTTCCATAATATATTTCTAGTGTTTCGACAAAATAAGTTCGGCTATAAGCCTCTTTTGCAAGCCATAAATCCATTTTTGAAAAAATAAACTCTTCAATGCCTTTTGGCCATGTGAGCTTCCTTGTCTTCAATCTCTCTAAAATAGACTTTCCTGCTTCCATTCTGATTCTTCTTTCTTAGGCTTTTTCTTTTGATCAACGCTCTTTTTAACGATTGCCTTTGCAGATTCAAGATTCAAACGTGAAGGCTGTTCTTCATCACCGCCAACGTCTTCTTCATCGTAGTAATGAACGGCCAAGCCAAACACTTCTTCACTGCCGATTGTTGCACAGTTTTCCACTGCCTTCTTTTTAGCTTCAGAAACAATGTAATTCCACATTCCGTCGATAGACTTCTTAGGATTATCCAACTTCGAAGCCATGTCATTACGTGACATCAAATATTCGCAGATTATTTTCAATCCTTGATTCTGCTTGATTGCCTTATATTCATCTTCAAATTTAGACATACAGACCTCCTAGTATATCTTTACAGGCACAAGCACACTCGTAAGCTTTAAAACATCACATGAACCACGAACAATCAATGACTTTCCTTCTCCTGGAGTTTTAATCTGAACTTTTTCCGTGTTAATAGAATCTAACGCATCTCTCAAATACTTACCGTTTAAATTAAATTCAATTGGATCTGACATTAATTCAACTGTTTCAAGCTCTTCATATGTTTCTCCTATTTCCGCAGACTTTGAATCAATATGAGATTCTTCTGTGCCAAATGACAAATGTACAATCTGCTTACCATCAGATTTCACGAAATCACAACGTTTAATTGCTTCCAACAACTCACTTTTATCCATTTCCGCACAGTATGAACAATCCTTTGGAATGATTCTAGAAACATCCGGATACGTTCCATTTAAAAGTTGTGACTGATACATTCTGTTGTCGGTTTTAAATTGAATTTTGTTTTCATCGTAAAAAACAGAAACCTCATCATTAAATGTTTTCAAAAATTCCACACAAGCCTGTCTAGGGATTGTAATACTGGTATCCTTGCAATCCATATCAATAAATGCATATCGATTCATTCGATACGAATCAGAACCAACGATTGTAACTTGACCATTATCCACACTTAAATGAACACCTGTAAGTATTGGACGTGATACTGCAACCGGTCCTGCACTGGCAACACAGACTAATGCTTTTTCGAATGCTTCACGTAATGTTTCGATTGGACAATACAATTTATTAGCCGGTGCATTTAAATCTATTTCTGGATATTCAGAAACATCTGTACACGTTAATTTAAACTTAGCTTTTCCACATTGGATGTGCATTAAATTATCCGTGCAATCAACATCAATTGATTGACCAGATACTTTTCGGATGATCTCGCTAAAATATTTAGCATCCACTAAAACTTGGCCACTTTCTTCAACACCTGTTTCCATTTCCAATGTCTGATGCATTGAAGCAGTTCCATTGGATCCAGTAATTACAATTGACTTTTCTTCTACACAAATCTTTAAATTTGCTAACGCAGGCAATGGAGATACTTTATCGATTACCTTTGACACATTATTCACTGCATTTAGCAATATCTTTGTTTCTATATTGAATTTCATTTTATTTTTCCTTTCATGATAATATATTTTTGAGGAGGTGATAAAATGGATGATTTAACTAATGAACAAAAGCTATTATTAACAGCAATGTATAGAGATTATCTAGAACTCTCCAAAAAAGTCGGCCCTGAGAAAGCAAATCGTTTTGGAGATTCTGATGAAATCAACTATAAATACTTCATTGATAGATCAAATGACTATGTTTCTACACTATGCTGGACATTAAAACGTAAAGGTTATATTGACTGTTATAGCGGAGATGACAAAGCTAACGGAATTTCAATTACCGATGATACAATCATCTACTTTGAAAACAAATTCAAAAATAATGTTTCTAAAGTATTGGATTCTATTAATGAATTGCTGAATTTTGTTCCATTGTTTAAGTAGTTATTTATTAACTACTTTTCTTTTACTATTTCACCAAGCTCCATCAACTTTAGTTCCTCTGAACTGTAAGCTTTAAAAAACGATTTTGTTGGCTTAACTAGAATCCAATCCTTAGCCATGAGATCGTCTGTCATTGGATTCCAAAATCTTATATACTCATCCCTTCCAGGCAAGTACAAAGCAATTTTGTAAATCGTTACGTTTGTTGGGTAAAGATAACAACCAATACTATGTTCATAGCTACCTTTTCTTACAAATCCCATTTTCCTCTTTTTAGCTAGTTTAATTGCTTTAACAATATTCATTCACAACACCTCACTCATTCAGATATTCATCAAACTTATTTCCAAACAAAATGCTTGGCTTTAAATATGATTTCATCACTGGATCAGCCTTCCATGCATCACATTTCTTTTCAATGACGCATTTGAAATCCGCCAAGCTATATCCAGCGTTCAATTTATCCTGAATCAACTTTCTAGTTAATTTAGCATCAGGAGAAAATTCTTTCTCCGTTTCAATGTTCAGAATTTCAATGATTGTTTTAATAATTTGATTCATTTCTAGTTCTTCGTCAGAAGAACAATATAAATTATTATTATTCTTATCATTCTTTATATTCTTTACATTATTGTTTGTTGTTGTCCGTTTGTTGCTCATTTGTTTTCTGCATGTTGTCCTCGTGTTGTTCGTTTGTTGTTTGCTTGTTGTCGACATTGACAAAACACTGATAATCATCGTATTTTGTAACGATTATGAGCGTGTTTTGGTTTGTTGAGATTTTTTTAATCTCACCTGTTTTTTGTAGATTTTTTAGAGCTCTTTTTCGTATTATGAAACCAGGAAGAAAAGTATTCTGGTTAATATAGAATTGTATAATGTAGATAAACAGATCAAGAATCATTTCTATTGAAAGAGAATCAACTGTATGTTTAGTTATTCATGGTATTCAAATCAGGATATAATATTCCTGGCTTTTTCTTTTTGCAGGCATGTAATGAGAACAAAGTCTTAGAGAAGAAATGACGTAGCTCTTTTTAGACCTTTGAGTCAGTCAAAAAAAACGTCATTCTTCCTATTTCTGTTTATGAATAAGCTTATATCTAAAAAGACGGTAATTGAATCAAGTCAGTATGTAAAACGAAACAATATGGA